TCAGGAGATGAAAGCCACCTCTTCCACGAACCTTAAAAAGGAGATAATTAAGAGATACGATTCACCTTTCCTACGCAAGATATTTGAATATACGTATTCACCATTTAAGCAGTACGGAGTTACTTCAGAAAACCTCAAGAAGCGCCAGGATCTAAATGTAGATAATTACGAGGATCTATTCGCATTACTTGATGACCTGAATGACCGGAATATTACAGGTCACTCTGCAATTCAGTGCGTTAATGGATTAATCGAAAAAAATCAGGAGTTCTCAGACATCATCTATGATGTGATAGATCGAAACATCAAAACTCGTGCAACCGCAACCTTAATAAACTCAGTACTTCCTGGAACAGTGCCGACTTTTGAAGTTGCCCTTGCTGAGAAGTTTGATGCGAATGACAAGCGAATTGATTTTGAGACAGATAGCTGGTTCGCTAGCCGCAAGCTCGATGGAGTCAGGTGCCTTGCGGTAATTGACCAAGCTGGAGAGATTCGATTCTTTTCGCGTCAAGGCAAGGAGTTTCACACTCTTTCTAAATTAAAGGAAGAGCTGGTGACACTAAAACTTAGATCTGTCGTTCTAGACGGCGAAGTTTGCATCATGAAGGAGAACGAAATGGAGGACTTTCAGGGAATTCTAAAGGAGATCGGAAAAAAGGATCACACAGTTGAGACTCCAATGTTCTACATCTTTGATTTTATCGATCTTGAAGATTTTGAGATGGGCCATGGAGACATGGTTCTTACTGACCGACTTATGAGGCTTGGCCTCTACTTCAGCGATCTTAAGCTTAAGTTAATAGCTCCACTCGTTCAATTTGAGGTTGAAAGCCGAGCTCATTTTGAGGATCTCATTTCAGATGCCTCTAATCTAGGTTATGAAGGAATCATGATCCGTAAGGACGTTGGATACGAGGGAAAGCGCTCAAAGAACCTGTTGAAGGTAAAGAAGATGCTGGACGCAGAGTATCGAGTTATTGGTTCTGAGAACGGGTTGCATAGAATTATCGAAGAGGGCAGAGAGGTTGAGGAGGAAATGCTTAAAGCGGTTTTAATTGAACACAAAGGAAATCAGGTTAGAGTCGGGTCAGGATTCACGTTAGACCAGCGTCGATTTTATTTCCAAAACCCTGATGAGATTGTCGGTCGAATAATTACTGTACAATATTTTGAAGAAACTACTGATCAGACTGGCAATCATTCTCTTAGATTTCCGGTAATAAAAGCAGTTTACGGAAAGAATAGGGAACTTTAGAATGGCAAAGAGAGTTATTTTGTGTGGGCACGCTGCCTCAGGCAAGGACTACCTTAGAAAGAGGTTCGAAAGACGCGGTTATCGGTACGCATTAAGCTACACAACTCGACCGCCTAGGGAGAATGAGACACCTGGTACTGACTATCGATTTGTGACTGAGACTCAGGCCCAGGAAATGATTCACAATGGAGAATTTTACGAATGGGTGAGATTCAACGACTGGATTTATGGCACAACTCGCGAGCAATTCAAAACCAAGGATCTTTTCATAATGACTCCACGTGGATTGCAACATCTTTTGCCTGAAGACCGAGCAGAGAGTCTAGTGATCTTCGTTGACATACCTGAGTCGGTTAGACGAGCCCGGCTACAACACAGGGAGATGCCGGGAGACACAGCCGATCGTCGCATGGAGGCGGATCGCCTTGATTTCTTGAACTTCACAGACTATGATATTAGAATAACAAATTCAGATTTTTAACATGAGCAACTTTGTAATGGCCGGCACCGTAATTGAGGTCTTTCCGGCGCAAACCTTCGGTAAGGGCTTCCGTAAGAGGGAGTTCGTAATTGAGTCAGGTGATAAGTACCCACAAAAAATCCTTTTCCAATTATTGCAGGAAAAGTGCAATCTAATTGATGCCTACACAATTGGCGATCAGATTACTGTTCACTTCAACGTTACAGGTAGAGACTGGACCGATAAAATGGGTCAAGTAAAATACTTCAATTCTCTTGAGGCTTGGAGACTGATTGGCGATTCAAAACCCAAGCAGCGAATTGATACGAGTGATCCATTTGACGACGATCCGGAATTCTGGGGAGAATCTAAGCAGAAGCCCAAGGCGGCCTCCCAGGATTTCTCTAGCAACTTAACCGACGACGATCTGCCTTTCTAATCTAATGAGATACGTTAGTATTGATATAGAAACGACCGGCCTTGATCCGGAAACCTGCCAAATTCTACAGATTGGTGCGGTGATTGAGGATACTCGAGTCCTCAAACTGGTTGAGGACCTCCCAAAGTTCCAGTGTCTCATTGAGCATACGTTAATTTCTGGAAGCCCTTTCGCACTTAATATGAATCGGGAACTTGTTGAAAAGCTTGGAGAGCTGGAAAGAGCTGAGCGAGAAGATAGAGCTGACATCCGAAAGAGGTACAACATTATACCTCTCAACTTAGTCGCTAAGTCGATTAGGATGTGGCTTGAAGCAAATGATATAAAAGAGGATGCGAATTCGCCAGTCTCAATAAACGTTGCTGGCAAGAACTTTGCAAGCTTCGATAAGCCGTTTCTTAAGAAGCTACCGAATTGGAATTCTCTGATCAATGTGAGGTCACGGTTAATCGATCCAGCCATTCTTTGTATGGATTGGGAGAATGATTTAAGCTTGCCCAATCTTCAAACGTGCATGCAGAGATCTCATGTTAAGGGCGAAGTTACGCACGATGCCTTACAGGACGCAGTCGATGTAGTTCGAACAATTCGAGGAATCACTCGAAACTACTCAATAATTTATTTTTAACTAAGGGCCTTCGGGCCCTTTTTTAATAAATAGAAAAAAGCTGATCCATGAAACGTAACATATTAAAAGCCATTATCTTAATTTCACTTTTTTCAATAGTATTAGTCGGCTGTGCTCCTAAAACTTGTCCAACTTATGAACGGCTTCAAGTGAACCGATAACCGATTCGCCTGTTTTGGTGTATAATTTTAACATGAAAAATGCTAAAATCAGGCTAGGTTACTGTTGCATCAACCTATCGCTAGCAGACAAAAAAATCACGGCTAACCGGGGCATGATTAAGCGGACCTTTACCGCAAAGGGCCCAGCTTACTGCAGTGAATTAGCTCACCAAAACGTTAAGGACATTCTTAAGATTCTAAGATGGAACGTTGATAACGGGATCCATGTTTACCGAATGTCAAGCGACGTTTTTCCGTGGATGTCGGAGTATGAAATTCGAGAGTTACCGAATTTTCGTGAGATCTTAATCGACCTTCGTCGAATCGGAGACTTTGTCCGTGCAAACGAAATTCGCCTGTCAATGCACCCTGGCCAATTTGACGTCCTGGCTTCTCCAACCGATTCTATTGTTATTAAAACGATCAAGGACCTCAATCAACATAGTGAAATCATGGATCTGATCGGCTTGCCGCTGACTCATGAATTTCCAATCAATATTCATGTCGGTGGAACGTACGGTGACAAAGTGGCATCAGCAAAGAGATTTTGTGAGAACTTTAAGAGACTTTCACCCAGTGCCCAAGCAAGGCTTGTCGTTGAGAATGATGATAAGGCTGCACAGTACTCAGTCAGCGATCTGTACCAAATGATCTACATGAGGATTGGTACGCCAATCACATTCGACTTTCATCATCACAGGTTCAATGATGGCGGTCTCAGCGAGGAATCTGCGCTACGGTTAGCGTCCAGAACTTGGGGAATGTCTCAACAGCTGACTCACTATTCAAGCTGTAAAAAGACATTTGAGGATCCAACCGTCATTGCCAGATCTCATGCGGATTACGTGTACGAGCGTATTAACAATTACGGCATATCTTTCGACTGCGAAATTGAGGCCAAGGCCAAGGATCTAGCTGTCATCAGATATCGTGAGCAGGTTGAAACCGACGAACTTCTTGAAAACTATATACCGTTTGGTGATAATAGACTGGTAGAAATGATCTAATTATACGATGGAGAATCAAGAAGAAGACTGTGGATGCGGAGGCGGGCAGGAAAAAACCAAGAACCCAACAGTTCTTAATCGAATTCTAAATAAGGTATTCGTTTCCGAGCTTGAAAAGACTCAACGCATGGCACTGTGTAAGGAGTGCGAGCACTTCAAATCGACTCTAGTTCAATGCGGTATTTGTGGATGCTTCCTAGAAGCAAAGACCCGCCTTAGAAATTTTCACTGTGCCCTTGATCAGATTGGGCAGGCGCCAAAATGGTGATAAATAAAAAAGAAGACAAATTCTTCCGTGCATCAGTTCGATAGCGCGAAAAAACAAAAGCTTATGGAAGGTGATAGTAGAAACCTGGAGAAAAATACTGATTGGGAATCTGGCGACCAGATGCATGATGCTGGCACTCTTTTTCAATCCATTCGGCTTCGACGTGGTCCAGTATTGGTTGATCGAAACGACTGGAACGTTATGGAGAGCCAATTTCGCCTTGTATTGTATAGCGGGATTCTTTTTTGGGCTCTCCATCTTCTTTCGCTGGCGCTATAAAAATTTCTATAAATTCTAAAACCTATTTGGAATTTACGAATATAAAAATAGCATAAGAGTTCTTTAATAACGTTGGGAAAATCGGAGAGGAAGTCATGAGCCTCACCGAAGTACGTGCCGGAACAACCTGCTTGCAAAACAGGTAACGGTCCAGACTAGAGGGATGCCTCGCAATAGGTCCAAGCGGATCAATTGAATCGATTAACCATCGGAGTTTGGGTTTTTGACACTTCTTGATCGAAGTATTTTGCAATCGACTTACGGGTATACAATAATCCCGTCCTGTGGCTGAATAATTTTCTGATGAGCGGAATAAAGCATCCACATTGTTAGTGGTTAACACAACAGCGATTCAGGCGGGTCCAACCTGCTTTGAGTTGCCCTTGACAAAGGGATGTGAGAGTAGTCGCTAATATTGCAGTTCATCGTCAAATTGGAGGTAAACCCTAATCCTTCCGTACGCTTTTCCCACGATACCAAGGCTTGCCGAATTCGGCAAGCCTTTTTTATTAGAACAGAGTACAATACTCATACTATGGGATTCAATCGATATCACGCGCCGTCGCCAGCTGAGCTGGCAGAGAAAATATATGAGAATGGGCCGCGCTCAATCTTAGAGGGTAGAAAGTCGATTGACGCTATCGTTGGCGAGGCCGACAGCGTTCGAATAATCCAGGATCTCATGACCGAAATTGATTCAAAAACTGAAGATTCCCAAATAATCAAGCGTCTTCAGCAGAACTTTCCTCAGCACTTTACAAAATAGTAAACAAACGCTTTACAAAATAAAAAAGGGAGCTTATGCTCCCTTTTCTTTTTAGGTTTCGGCGGCTTATTCAATTAAGCCTAAGATCTTGGATTCTTGAACCGACTCCAGCATGCACGGGGAAATTCCGTTACCAAATCGATCCATTAATTTTTGTTCGGCCTCGCCTACTGAACTTGCCTCAACGAGATAATGTTCACGAATTTTCTTGGCGCGGCCTTTGTCGTCCTCGGACTCAAATCTAACTTTTGCTAAATAATACATGGAAACTAGTTGTTAATTAGCTTCTTTTACCTGATTTTTAGCTTTAGGTTTTTGATTTTTATCGTCAGCTATGAGATTCTTTTTTGCGAACATTTTGCCCTTTTTAATCGCTTGGTCCTTTGAGATTCCGCCAGCCTTATACTGTGCGATCTTTGCATCAACGAAATCGGTATCTCCATCTCCGTCCTGATCAATTTTCTTTTTTTCTCTAACGCTAGATGAAAATCCAATCTTCCTAAGAACTTCGATAAATGCGTCTGACTCAGAATCGTCAACTCCCCTGGAGCTGAGATACTTCTTCATATATTCTTTCATGGCAACTTGATCAATCTTAGGCAGATCGTTAATTCGAGACGATGCAATTGTCAGGTCTCCTATTATTTTATAGGCCTTAGCTGCTGCGGTCTTTGATGCCTCTTCGCCTTTCTTTGCATACGAATTAGGGAAAAGTTCTCCCTGCTCAAAACTTTCGAACATCAGTATATGTTGTTTCATTACTATGGTATATTTTTACAAAAATATTTATCCATGCCAGAGGGTCCAGAGGTTAGAAGAGTGTATGAAGATCTCCGAGCTGAGATCGGAGATTCAACAATTACTCAATTACAAGTTTTCGGCGGCCGGTTTCTCAAAAAGAGACCGCCTGGGCTAGATAAGATGGTTTTACCTAACCGAGTAGTCGGAGGCGGTGTCAAAGGAAAGTTCATGTGGCTAGAATTTGAAACTGGCTCAACGATGTGGATCACCTTAGGCATGAGCGGATACTGGTCAACCGAGTCCGATAATCACGCCCATTTTGGAATTGGACTAGATGATGATCGTGGCCTATACTTCATTGACCAAAGGCGGTTTGGAACAATCAAATTTTCGCACGATCGAGCTGAGCTTAATAAAAAGATTAATAGCCTTGGGTTAGATCCCCTGAACGATCCTGACTACAGTCTGATTGAATTAACTCGAAAGATGATTAAGCACAATACTAAACCGGTTTGTGAGGTCCTGATGAATCAGGGAGTTTTTGCAGGCGTCGGTAACTACATCAAGTGCGAAGCTCTTTACCGTAGCAGGGTTTCTCCACACCGACTTACTGGAGAGCTAAAAACCTTTGAAATCTCAATGCTACACCGAACTATTAAAGACATAATGCATGCTTCATATCGACAGGGCGGCGCGAGCATTCGAAATTATCAACGAGTAGATGGAGAAAAGGGAGAGTTTGTTTTTGAATTCGAGGTATATGGTCAAAAATTGGATCCAGTCGGCAATCCAGTAGTTAGGGAACTAACGTCTGACGGTCGCACCACTCATTGGGTGCAGAACTTACAAAATTAAATAATCAATATGGAGCTAATCGACGTTATTGATTTAGGTAACCGTGTTTTTAATAGGTTAATCGACGCGCATGGAGAAATTGAGGAATCTCGAATCCTCTTTCTGTATGGAATAACAACATCAACTCGCTGGGATATTTCTGGGACCGGTCGCTGGGTTCAAGTTCATGACGGCGGAGTCTCATGTAATTTCGAGGATGATGTGATTGATATACTCTCAAGTAAGTGGCAACAGATTAAGTCACAAAGAACGCAATTGGCAGTTGAGGCACGGCTCAAAAAATTTAGGGATGAGTACGAGAGAACTACACCAAAGGACGGAGAAACCTTTAATTTTTGGCAAGGTGGAGAAACTTTCAGAGAGATTCGGCTATAATGCTAGTTCGTTAGGTAAGATAGCATTCATATCAACGCTAATCATCTTTATTGTGAAGGTGATTATTAAGTACAAAAAGAATGTGGGTAATTAAATTCAAAGACATCTGCCCAGATACTGGGAAAATTGCGCAAGAGGCCTCAATCGCTACTGCTCTTGAGAAGATGAATGCTGACTTAATAGTTTTCGCAATGAATCAGGCAGATGAAGAGCCGAACCGAGAATATTTTTCAGTTCACGAAACCAATTCAATTCGAAATGATGAGTAAAGAAAGAATTCTTAGAGAGTTAGTAGCGTTGCAACAGCAACTCACAGACTTACAAGACGATCCGAATAACAAGATCTGCGATAGATACGAACCCGAGTTCATCGGTAAGTACCGCATTGAAGAAAATATTCGGAAGTCATGGAGCATCTATATCGAGGAAGACGGGACCTGGACTCACAAATCTGACTTTATTGAATTGACCCAATGGGGTAATGGCGAAGGTTGGGACATTCATCTCGAAACCAAGCACACAAGCGGCTCTCTACAACTTCACTTTACGCAGCTCAATGCTTTGCTCAAGCTAATGATGAAAGCTGGCGCAATCACAGATGACATGCTCCTAAACGTTAGAGAAGATGACTAAGAAGGGTAGATTACAGAAGCTTGAGCTAATAAATTCCGAGGGCCCAATTCTAGTCGCTCATCGAGCCGGCACAGACTCGTTCATCTTAACTGATGAATGGAAAAACCCGATCATTGCCTTGAGCGCTGAGCAGTTTGAAAACTTCATCGTTGGCGAATTCTCGGTAATAGATTCAGACGGCCGTTCTTGGAACTACTCTAAATATACCGAATTTGGGCCAAGCTTCAATCAAATACGCAAATTTCTAAAGGGAGAATAATGAATTCATTGGATCAACAGTACCAGGTACTACTCAAAACCATTTTAGATTATGGAGTTGAAAAACAGGATCGCACTGGGACGGGCACAAAATCTGTGTTCGGCTACACGGTTCGACACAATATGCAGCAAGGGTTTCCGCTGCTAACTACTAAAAAGATGCACTGGCGGTCAATCGTAACGGAACTCATTTGGTTTTTACGAGGTGATACAAACGTCCGATACTTAATTGAAAACGATTGTCACATTTGGGACGGCGATGCTTACAAGAGATTTTACAAGTCGGCCAATGAAATTAGAGAAGCCTACTTGGAAGGTAGCATGCTTGGGACAGACTCACTGATCTCGGAGGTCTTCAGTGATCCTGACCACCTGGAGATACTGACTCAGCCAGAATTCGTTAAGAAGATCCAGGAGAATAGCGAATTCGCAAGCAGTTGGGGCGATCTTGGGCCGATTTACGGTAAGCAATGGAGGAATTGGGGTGAATGGTCAACTATAGAAATTCCAAAGAAAATACTAAAACCAGGTATTGACCAAATCCAGAATCTAATCAACGATCTTAAAACAAATCCTGATTCAAGACGATTAATGGTTTCGGCTTGGTCGGTAGGTGAATTAGATCGAATGGTTCTTCCACCGTGCCATTATGGATTCCAGATTTGGACTCGTGAGCTCACATTTGAGGAACGGCTTAAATGGGTGATGCGAAATACTGACGTTGAGA